AGAATAGTGCCACTAAGAACATACTGTAAATCGCACAACTCCTTCATCAAATGCGCCCACTGATTTAAAGAACCTTTCTTTCCCCTTTCCAGTTCCATTTCCAGAATACAAATAGCTTCACAAACTTCACTAGTTTCCTCTACAATTAATTTCTTTCGTAAGTCTAATAAAGATACCCGTGGCTCACTGTCAATATCTAAACCCATTGCTCTGTGAAACCTGGCTACTTTTTGTTCTCTGGATACGTGCGTATGTTGCATTCTAATTCACCGTTGTTAGATTAGTTATTGGGCTTACGTTTTGACGGACGCAACTCTCTAATAAAATCTCCGCTGCCCGTAGTAGTATCGCTTGCTTTAGGTTCTCATCTGTTAAATCTTTAGCAATCAATCGTACCTCCTCCATACGGGAAACAACTGTATCTGGCGCTAGAATTGTAAACGTGTTGTCATCATCCATTATACTACCCATCATACAATATATATTCGTCTGTGTCAACATCAAAGATTTCTCTGAGAATATTTTTTCTATCCTCTATCCTATCCTCAAATGCTTCCAGTAAATCTTCCGATGATATATCCAGAAGCTCACACAAAAGTGGAGGATCAGAAAGACAGGCTATTCTCTCTATAAAATCTTTATCGCTTAAAGGCATCTTTAATATTATCCAGTGTAAACCACCGGATACCTTCCTTTTCACACCATTCAGACATATTCATTTTAGCTCCCTTTCTTATCCGTTTATTAGGATTGTGTAAAACGAACACTAACTCTTTATCTTCCTCTAATGAATCTCTGATTGATGTATATTTTTTAGTATCTCCAACTCTAAAAAATCCTTTACACTCAATAAGAAGAGTAACACCTTTACGCTGCCCTACAAAGTCAGGTATATAATGACGGTGTACCACATAAGGATAACGATCTGGCTCATACTCACAGTAGTTTCCTAAAATATACGCTGCTTTTTCTTCAAACTTATTTCGATACTTAACCACAAGAGTATCTATTTTTTCAATTTAACAGGGTTAGGAGTTTTTACAGTACGGGTCAACGACTGTGTCATAGCCCCGCTTTGAGATACAAAGGGACTACCATGTAATTCCCATCCCTCATTTAAAAGGTTTGTAATTGTCTCTTCAAACCTGTCATGTCTAGGTGTGCTTACAGCTTTAAATTCTATCATAGTTATCTCCTTTTATTTCCGGTACACGGGGATAGTTTTTAATTGTCGTTAAAAAACGTGGGCCTGTTGAGTAGGCAAACACACGTAGATCAGGATAGCAGTGCTTCTTGTACTGACAGTAGGAACACATTGTAGCTAACTTTAAATTTCCTGACTGACCATCTGGTACAGGGTCAGCACATAAATCAGGACGTATATCACTACGCACCGTGTCCTTGATATGCTCGACACGCTCCTCAATATCACCACTGTAATGCTCATACATTGGGTGTTCCGTATCGTCAAGATCATACTCAAGCACACATAGATGTCCGTTCTGTTTGTCCATAGCTAACCATGCCCACTTACGTTCCCCCTCAGAATGGGCATACGCTTTTAACTGATCGACATAACCAAAAGGATCGTCTAGCGCAAGGCTCCCATCTTTAAACTTTTTAAAACCATAGCTACTAGTGGACTTAACATCAACTGTAATGTCATCAATCTTACAATCCATATGACCTTTAACACCGTTAACTTCACAGGCTTTCTGTTCATCTGTAACTTTATGTCCAGCCATACGGACTAGGAATAAAATCATTTCCTCAATAAGATGACCATATAGAAACTTAACTAACGTATGTGGTTTAATCTTCTCGCCTGGAAATCTTTTGTAGGAATACCACTGAACAAGATCAGCCTTACCTATACCGGACAGACGCAGCTTACGACGATCATACTCATGAGGAAGAAACTCCTTACGCATCAAGGACTTAACTGACTCACCAAACTTCTCAATCTCACTCTCAACATCTACATCTTCCGATGCTCGTTTGCTTTGGAGAAGTTTGTATATGTCAGGGACTAATGTTTTTAATGTGTTTCCACCCATGAATTACCTACCTTGTATTCCCCATCAAGAGGACAGTTTAAATTAAACTCAAGACCCGCTGCCTTGATACACTCTACAGCTAACCAGCCTAGTTTCTTAGCATCCTTTTCCACTACTTCAATCTGAAACTCATCATGAATATTACCGACAAACTGATACTGTATATTACTTATAGTAGCATGGTTGTCCAAAAGTGTCAAGGCTTTTTTCATTATGATTGCACCAGCCGACTGTAGTAGTGTATTCAGTGCAGCATGTTCACTCCGTATGATTAACTTCCTACCATCTATTCCTTTGAGGTAGCCCCGAATAGAGGCTCGACTAACTCTTTCTCGTAGATGTCTAATAGCTGGTGTGTTCTTGAGAAATAATGCTTTAAGTCTTGCTCCATCTGAAGCAGTACCACCGACGATGGAGCCAATCTTTCCATCTCCTGCTCCGTAGAGGAAAGCATAGATAAAAGTTTTAGCAGAGTCTCTTGTTGCAAGTCCAGCAGCTTTCTGGTTTGCCGTGTGTACATCTCCGTTGATGATTTCATCTGTATACTCCTTGTCATTCATGTAGTGTGCTAACATTCTTAGTTCCAAACCTGATGCGTCTACACCTACCAGTTTGTATCCACTTGGTACAGTCCAGCATTGCCGACACTCTGCACCATAGGGTGAATAGGATGAAGGAACTTGGGCTAGGTTTGGACTATTGTGTGTCATGCGTCCCGTAATAGCTCCTATTGTATTTACGTACCCATGTACTCTACCATCCTGTTCATTCCTAGCTTCGATCCATGATGTTACCTGTGCTATTCGTTTTTGAATTAAAAGATATTCCGCTATTAGTTGTGCTTCAGGAATATTTTTAACAGCACTTAGTATTTTCTCATCAACAATCGGATGCCCTTTCTCTGTGTATTTTTTAGGTTTCCAACCAAAGTATTGTAGATACTTAGCGATTTGTTTACGGGAACCTAAATTAAATTCAGTAAATTCTATATGAGAAAAAGGACCAACAACACATTCCCAACTAGACCCAAGAAACTTAAGACCAACATTAGACAACTCCTTGTTCTTTTTGTATTTCGGTGTAACTTCCTTGACAAAGGATGCCAAAGGGATAAACTTATCATGAACTTCCTCTTCTATTTCTATCTTTCTTTCCTTTAGTTTTCCAACTAACTCCCAACATTTAGTAGTATCTAGTAACCACCCATGTTGAACTTGTCTCGTAATAATAGATTGAACTTTACTCTCAAGATCAATACTCGTATCTCCAAAACTTTGTAGATTACTTGACAGTATTTCAAAAACTTTCTGTGTAATCTTGAGGTCTTGTATACAATACTCTTCCATTTCTTTACTATACTTTGTAAAGTCATTGTGTTCCCCCTTGTATAAACCTATTCGTTTACCCCAGGATTTTAATGAATGTCCTCCTTCACGTTGGGGGTTGTCTAGTCTTGACAGGATCAACGTATCTATAACCTTTGAACCAGCCAATGATACGCCGACAATATTTTCCAAGTACACTGCATCGAAATCTATTATGTTGTGACCTATAATATGATCGTATTGATCGAACCATTCCTGTATCTCCTCAACATTAAAAGGATAGTGAAAGTTGCGTACCTCTCCTGCTTCGTTGAGTGAGCCAATCATCCAGACTTTCGTAACGGGTAACTCTGTGGTTTCTATATCTACGATAAGCTGACGGGTCATGGACTAAACTCTCACCTCTCTTTAATGCTACGTGTTCTAATCTATGACAGTTACTACATAGTATAACACACTGGTCTGCCTCGTCAAGTGTTTCCTGTTTAGGTCCGTGAACCCCACGCCAAGCGCGCATCCGTAAACTCATTGTTTTTTTAACGTCCGGTGGATGGTGAAACTCAAGTAACTCTCTTGGAAATGTCTCACCACAACACTCACAAGTCATACCTGTTCTAGCCATTAGATATTTTTCCCTGTTGTATGCGCCGCTACTATTCTGTCTAAGATACCATCTTCTATCAGAACTCCCCATCTTCACCTACTCCATGTGGATTAGATATTTGTGTTAGTCTTCCAGTTAGAGGATCATAGTATAGGTAACACGCTGGACCTGTCAACCCTGTAAACCTATTCTTAAGAACCCGTACAGTGGTTGTATTCCGCTCCTGTGCATCTTCATGTTGTTGATTACGCTCTAGCCCTATCACAATATCACTTAACTGTGCGATAGATGCTGACCCTCGTAGTTGTGCTAGAGATATTTGTCCACCATCTTCATGTGCCTTACCATCTGGACGTTTCAGGTGTGACACAAGAAACATACCCACTCCTGTTTCCTGTACGATGGTGCGTAGTTTGGTCATGATGGAATCAATAGCCTTACGTTCATCGTTGTTATCCTGATCCGACACGATGATACTTAGGTGGTCAATCACAACCCACTTACACTCCATGCCCTTAATCATATACCGTAGCTTAGAGAGTAGATCACCCTCCGATGTTGAACCAAAGTGGTTCATAAAGTAGAACCGTTCAGTGCCTAGCGTAGCCTGAAACCATCTGTCTCTATCCTCTTTGGGTATAGCTTTGTTGGTACGTAATTCATGTAGTGGAATACTAGCTTCAATGGACATTAACCCCTTACCGGAAACAGAGTTAGCTTCCTCAAGACCCATGATCCCGATGTTGTCCGTAGTGCTACCGATGAGGTAGTGGCATAGTTCACGCACCACAGAAGATTTACCCATGCCTGATCCCGATGTTAGCGTGACTAATTCCTGTGGCCTGAACCCCATAGTCAATTCATTTAAACATTCCCAGGGATAGGGTATGGATACGGGTGGATCAAAGTTAATGATCTCATCGTACAAGTCAGCACCATTTATGATACCCTCTGGACGATATGGTTTAGCGTTCCACCACTCCGATATAAACTCCTTGACTTTCCCCTGTTCCAACATTTCACCAGCATCCTTACACGGTAGGGATACAGTCTTAACTTTGTTGTATGAGAACAGGGGTAGCACTTCCGCTGCCGCTTTCTTTCCTGGCTCATCCATATCAAAACATAGAATAACATTATCAAATGTTTCCAGCCACTCAAGTGATGCCTGAATGTCACGCTTGGCACCACCTGATCCTGTCTTGAGTGATACGACAGGCCACTTGCCGTCAAACATTTCCGCAACGGCAAGCGCATCTAGCTCACCCTCCGTTACGGTAACGTACTTACCTCCTTCTCGCCACACATTCTGTCCAAACAAGCCAGTGTTTTCCAGTGTGCCTGACACAAAGAATTGTTTATCATCAACAACACGTACTTTCTTACCGACAATATCCCCTGTTGTCTTGTCCTGATAGGGATAGTTATGTTTAACTACATTCCCGTTATCATCATACTCGACGGTTACGTTAAACTTTTGTGTGATGGATTGGGAAATTTTCCGATCCTTGATTGATGAATAACTACCAGACATTTCAAAACTCTTTCGATGCGCTTTCAACGGTACAACCTTTGCTTCATGATTACGTTCAAGATACCCACAACTGTAGCAGTATGCATGACCGTCATCGTATTGAACTAGATTATCTCCCCGTGAATCCCCACCCTGAGAACGACACTCAGGGCAGGGTACACGGCCAATAACAACTGAGTCAGTGTTATTAAATGCCATTAGAAATCCTCTTCGTTATCATCCCCCATGTCACGATCAGCCAACTCAAGTACCTTCACCTTCTTGATATAGGTGGACACACCATGAACTGGATGGGATGGTCCTTCAGTCCACAAGATTTTAACCTTGGAACCAAATGGAATATGCTTGGAGGTTGTGTTACCCTCACGATCAAGCACTGGAAAATCAGGGAACTTGGTTACAAACTTCCGTTGTGCGATAACATTCACACCGTCACCATCCCTGTCGTAACCCCTAACAACTACACCAGCCGCCTTTAGTGCTTCCGCTTCCTGATCGTCCATATTCACAACCAATGAAAACTTTCCAGTATCTTGACCTTTATACTTTTCAGTCTCCATCAGATTGCAGAACGCAACCACACCTTCACTAATCATATCGTTCTTCCTTTCATTACTGGTTGATCTAGTACCATAGTATCACTAGTGTTTCCTATTGTAAAGCCTCTTTCATTTCATTCTGTGAAATGCTATTAGCTCATTCATTTTCTGCCCACCATCCAAGTGTAAAATTTTTATATTGTTCATAGCCAGGACAAAATTCTGGATCATTTACAGGCCCATCTAGAATACTACAAGTTATATCTTCATATGGTGTACCCCGATAGTGTACAAAATACTGACAGTCGGTACACACCTCGCAATCACTGAATACATCTTCAACGATTTTATATTTGTCATTACTCGTAGTCATCAAAATACTCCTGTATTTCATAATCAGCATCTAGTTCCTGTAATTCCTGCTTACGTGATCGAAATGTTTTTGGATGATAGTATCTATCCATGACCACCTTTTCAGGATTACGCTTCTTTAGTTCACCCGTCCGTCGAGTGTACTTGTTTCTAATTTTGGTAGACATGATCCCCTTCTCCATCGAACCACCAATGTGGTGATTTACGTTTAGTCCACTTAGCCATATATGCCTTGTCTCCACGGTAGTAGTTTCGATATGCCTGTATGCTGGACTGTAGTGTTTTGTATTCATCAGGCATACACTGTGGCATATGTGTCATGTCCCTGCCTTCCCGTAATTCATAGGGACAATACCGTAGATTGTCAACAATTCCTTTCCGTTTAGTAGCGTGTACCTTTCCGTATCGGTGTGTGTATTCCTCTTGTGTAGCATCTAACAACTGCCATAGCCAGCGATAATTGTGTCTATTTTCCCTTGCCCATATAGCTGACGGGTGGTTTTTATGTGTCGGTTTGTAACATTCTATAGCTGGTGTACCGTCTAGCTCATGGTGTGCAGTTGATAATAGCTGACTATATTCCAGTATCATCTTGACTACATGCTTGTCACAGTGCCACTGAGCGCATGTTACAGGGTCCGAATGTAGATAGAATATATTCACTTGTTTAATCCCTTAAAAGAAACTAAGAATGTTGCCCCTAATCACCCCATATAAGGTCAAGAGGTAAAGCGTTGTTGCTATCAGGATATTCGCTCACCCTAATACAAGGATTGTGTGCCAATTCTTGATCAAGGTTCCCCTTACAACATTCTTAGTTAAGTTACTACCTCGTTCTATATACTCTCTTACTTATCTTATCAAGTAAATTCTGCTTAGTCAACCTACGAATTGCACCTCGTATTTCACTGTCTGAAATGCTATCCAACATAACCTTACGTATCATACCAAACGTATTTTGTTTACGACTAACAGCATCGTACACTTGATGTTCTATTCGTTTCTTACGTGCCTTACGCTCCGCTTTATCCGTTTTCTCCTGCTCAATCTCCTGCTTACGTTTCTCCTTCGCTAGTCTCTCCTCCTTGTAAGCCTGTAGATCAGGCATCCACCAATCAGTAGGCTTGTCCTGTATAGGTTCATTCGATACGGGTTTAGGTTCCCGTTGTAAAAACTCTGGTATTTCCAGCAAGTCATTGATAGACATAACAATAATCCTACCTTTTAAAAAGTCCGTAAGTAATGGCCTATGGTGCCGTGTCTCTCTACTTAAGTGACACTTAAGTGAGACAATATGTTTATAAACATTATGTATTATAACCAATCGCTCACTTAAGTGTTACACTATCATATATCATTTATTGTGTCAATATCCTCCATTTCATCTAGTGAAACAGTATTGTCTTCCACCTCCGTCATACCATACTCACTGTATGCTGACCATATTTCAACGTCGCATCGACTACACGTATCGGAGTGAGTACCTAAACGTCGATCTATTTTGAGTAGCTCACTTGTTGTCAAGCGTTCATTACATATCTTACAGCGCATATTAAAAGCCTCCAATAACTTGTTGATACTTAAGTGTTATTTCCTTATCCGTCATAGTGTCATGACGTAAATAGAAATCTTTTCTCGCAATCATTATCAAGTCCGTGAATAGGTGGTACTCTTCCCGTTCCCATAACTCACGTAACATATGTTCTCTTTTCATGTGTATACTCCTATGTTACTAGCAATAGTGCTACGAATGAGCCTATTATAAGCATTAATTTCACCGTGTCAAGAAAAATTTCACGTTTCATAGTCCCTCCAATCAATGTTTTTTATAGCTGACATTTTTCACGTTAGGGTTCCAACATGCGCGACAATCGCCACAATTATTTCCCCTAGTATACGCTAGGCACTCTTGACCTATCGCCTCACCTTGTTTATCAAATACCGTGCTAGTGTTGGGCGCATTAGGCGCACGTCCATTGACCTTACTACCTGATAGACGCACGACAAGGTTCCCTGGCAATGCCACACCGTCAACAATGGTTCGCTCTTGAGTAGGCAACCAATGCTTTACGTTAGGGGTTCGTTCACATACCTCAATAATTTGATTGAGCATTGCGCGAGACTGTAAATCCCCACTATCAAACCAACGGTGGTATTTTTCACCACTCCGTAAGATTTGAAACACCATAGCCTCAACCCACAATTTAGGGTCACTGGTTCGCCATTTGTGCAGATTAGCTTTGTATCCCTTATCGACGCTAGGCCTTATTTTTTGTAGGCGTCTAGCGTAGCAACCATGACAAGGTGTTCCCTTGATTTGCGCTAACTTACTTCCGACATTACATGCGAAAGCATCAACTGCATATGATGTACCCGGCATTTTGGTATTCCCTTTTGATACCTTGCCAAACTCTAATGCTTCTTTGACTAACATGATTAGTGGTCCTTTTTCATCAATGATATTAAATTCATTAGGGACACTATTACAGCGAACCCACCGAATGCAAGTGTTAAAATTGTGATAAGTGTCATTTCGATATGCTCCATGTTATCCGTTGTGTCAACCGTTATTGTAAAAATCTTCCAGTTTTTTGCTTTCGTTGACGTGCGCTGCTATCTCGAACCAGTTTACAGTGTTCAAAAACGCCATAGCGTAGTCCTTAGCTAGTCCGTCCGGTGCCGACATGTCCACAAAGTCCTCCGCTATGTCCTGCACGTATTCAGGCGATATGGGATACGACACGTCGTCAAAAATATACGTATCAAATATCTCTAAGTTAACACGCCATGTCTCATAGTTAGTCCATCCATTGTATGTATTGTCAGACATTACTCTCTCCGTTGCTAGTGATTATCCATTGATACGCTAGGACCTCAACCCTAGCGCATCCGTTGATAATCTTAAGCTGCGACGTTATGCCTCACTTGAACCCGGCCCTTGCGATTGTTTTCAATAATCATATTCAAGCCAGACTTAAGTGATCGAATGGTTGCTTTCGGTCCGTACTTGCCCCCAAAGACTGCCACACTATGCCAAGGTACGTCAAGTCTATATCCTGATTTTAGTTCATGAACCCCGAAACCATACTTAGGTGAACGAAAGCCCTTACGTAGTGTGATCTTGAATGTAGCCATTGTCTTAGTTCCTTGTGTTTGTTTGTTGATGATCTAAACCTAGTCTCTTTGGTTTTCGTTTGCAATCCCTTGTTGTTTCACCTGGTGAAACGTATGTGGTGTGTGTCTTTTAAATATATATATACCTCAGTGATCCATGATCACGTACTCTTTTGTTCTCACTTTTGCAAGACTTGGGTGTTTCACATGATGAAACGCGCCTCCTCC